GTGCAATTTTGAATTTCACGTGGCAAATATTTAAACACCCCGCCCCGCTTTCCCGCTGTAACCTCACTCCGCAGCGTTGCCGGAGAACTGTAGTCAAAACACCGTCATAGTCTCACACCAAACACACCACACGTTTTTCATCTTTAGAATTATCTTTGTTTATCTCTATAGCCACAACAATCAAACACATACGAATCTCAGAGCGTAAGGGCTGCTAAACCCCACTCAAGGCCTTCCTTGAGCATGTCCTCAATCGCACTACCTGCGCTTTTGATGACTTTCGCCCCTACCTGCTCAACCCCACCCTCAATGATGGTTCCAATGCCCTTGAAAACGTCAGTAGACGCTTTCACGACTTGCGGTTTATTGGGTGCTAGAGGTGGCGCCATCTGCAACATAGGTGTGTAAACGTCTGTAACTTGAATTTCCACATTGTAGACAAATTCAAGGTCCAGACACACCAAATTGTTGGTAGCGGGTCCACCAAAGATCTCAATCTTTATGACATCCCAACCACTACCGGTAATGGCAGTGGCAGATCCATTCTGCACGACAAATTGTCGAGCCTCGACTCCTATTGGTTTTCCAATTGCTGTTACTTGGGTACCTGCCTGCAGCGGAACAGTAACAACTTCCGAACCATACTGCGTACCAACCACTTCAACAGCCGAACTTAAAGCTGGGGCTGTGTTAACCTTAGAAATAGTCATAAACCCTTGTGCTGTAAGAGCAGGCAAGATATTCCTAATAATAACACCCCAACTAACGACCCTATAGTTCTGTGTGAACAGCTTGAAGTTAGCATCACCTGCCACTTCCGCATTAGCTGCTGCCATCGTGTATTTCGCGGGCGTACCACCATCCTGGGAAACGGCTTGATAACCGTTATAAGGTAAAGCCCCAGTGAAATAACCAATGCCAACACCAGCGGTTCCCAAAACTTGGAAACCCTGATGTCCACGAACTTGTAAGGTCATCGTCCCATTTCCAAGGCCATCCGGCCATTTAGAGTTCCGGGCCTTATAGCAGAAGGGATCAGTGACGGAGCAAAGCTGCTCCATATGATCCATCTTCCTGGAAGACCCTACTCCCCTCGGAATTGACTTTGTGATTGACACAGCGGCGGCTAGACCACCGTTCTTCTTAATTTTGTTCCCACGAAGAGCCATGGTGTCAGCACGAGGCTTAAACTTCTTACTCTTGGCGATTATTTTGTCGCGACGGCGCGCAGCAGCGTTCTTCTTCTTCGACATTCTCGAAAAGATAAACAAATGAATAATAAAGTCCTAAGGTAAGGACAAAGAACAAAGGGATGAACGGATCAATTTTCAAACAATAACTCTCTAACGTACTTAGCGTCCAAGTACAAGACCCCTTCGGTAATAAGCGAACTTAAAATTTGACTCGAGGGGCTATAAGCGAACACTGGCCCAGTTGAAAACCAGCTCGCAACGCCATTAAACCTCATCGACTCGCACAGCGTTCACCAGCGGTTCCCACTGGCATACTATTGGAACACTGTCTAAGGACGCGAGTCTCGCCTTGAAGTCCGTCTCATTCTCCAAGCCAAGAGCGTACCTCTCTTGACATAAGACGTAATTCTGCGGAACACAACCATAACGCTTATCACCGCGTATCGAGGTCCATTCCGCTCTGCCCACAGGCCTAATGCGCTTGTCTCTGCATAACTCGAACGTTCTATCGGCAAACGGCCCCAGGAATGGGACGTGGCCGGAATCTATGCGAACAGATAAAGCTGCCTGTGCCGCGTTGGCCGCACCTGGTAATGTTGTGTTGATGCCCATCCGCGCGATGCCGCGAAACGGTTTCGAACCCAAAACGGTTTGTACTCGGCCCGTCTGGAAATCCAGACCAAACCAAAACAACTTCGAGCAAAACTCCCACATACACCGCTGAGCAGTAACCCTACCTTCGGGTTTTAAACCTAGAGCTTTGGTAAAGCTAATAAGTTTCTCAACGATGTCTTCGTGTTCTTTTGCTACTAGAAGAAAACCATCATCACCACAGACCAATAATAGGAAAGGGATCATAGCGGTATGCAAGACAGGCGTCATTGCTGCCACTAGCGCTACAGTATCTGTCAAATTGGTATCCATACGCCCCGAAGTCATTTGGAAATCCTCAACTACCACCACCCATTCCTGTGTGGTCTCGTCCAAAATAGGTCCCTTACACTTCAGTTTGTATTTACGGTACAAACTAGCGAGCTCTTTAGCCTCGTCTTCATCTGTGAAATGGTAAGTACGCATAGGAGCGTATCTAACACCGTTGGGTGTCTGGCCGCGCGATCTTATTCGCATCAACCACGAGACAACCCATTCAGGCATCCCCAATCTCACATAAAAGGCAAAGACAGGAACTTGCAATTCCAATCCCAGAGTAGCGTCGTATCCACCCATATCCACCGACCATCCAACCACACCATTAACACCATGCTGCGTTTCAAACGCATCCACGGCCGTGCCAATTTCAGCACACGAATATCCAGAACAGTACATGATGGGACTAGTAATCCCATTCCAGGCGTCACGAATATGCTCGTAACATTGCCACACGTACTGTCCGGTCATTGTTTTGTCAATATCTTCCGGCGGCTGGACCAACCTCGGCTTGGTCTCTTTATTGTGGTCTATCCCAACAGTTGCAGCTGATTTCTCAATCTTAAGAAAGCTCTTAGTGGCGATGGCCTCGGCCATACACCCCTGGAAACGCTTCCAGGTCTCATCCATCTTACGGACATATTCCTGAGGGTATGTCTTGGATATCTTTACCAACCATTTCTTAAAGAATTCATACGTCGTATCAATTCCAACTTTAACCGACTTAAACCACGGTGCCTCAAAGGCATGTTTATACCCATCCAACGCGGCGGGGTCAGGGTTTGCCCGGCTCTGCATAACCCTATTTGTGACTGCACTTAGCTCTGCTTGTTGTGTGGTATGCAGAACCGTGGGTATCACCCCATCAGCCACTATGCCGGAGATAAGTGATCGATTGGGCTCGAAAACTCGCTCTCTACTGGCACCCAATGAAACCGATCCAGCGTTTAACGGTAGATCTGGTATCGGCTTCACGAAACGACTCCCTGGGATTGGTAAGTGGCGTGTCATTGGAAAGCTATGTCCCAAAAGCGGCGCAGAAGGTCCGCTGTCATCAGAGATGCTGGAAACCCAGCCTTGCTCTTTGTACGCGTTAACCCTTCTTGCCAAGCGGACACAGCCTAAGCAACACCACGAACACAGACTGGCAAAAATAAAGGCGCCCAGACCCCCTAGGACTCTTTGTGTAGTGTCATCATCAAACACTTCATACAGTACAAGCGTGACTGTAAACGCAAAGAGCACTAAGATAAGCCATACCCAGGAGCGCACGACTACATTGCCAAACTGCAGGAGATTGTTATGAGCTGTCATCGTCCATGAAAACCGGTCAAGCATAGTATAATTCACATTCATCTCATTTTTCAAATTGGACACGAACCCCAAAGCAACGACAGCGCATTGCACCTGAGCAAGCTTGCCAGGCGGGATTCTCGATTGTCCGAGACGTTGTTTGACTATATATGCCATTTCGGAATAAAGTGCAGGATCTCTAGTTCTGTGTAGACATCGAGAAGCGACATCACTTACTGCATTTACTGGTACTGTAATAGACACGGTTTCACCCCGAAGGATGAAGTCTGTATACAGTACTGGCCCGAATTTCCGGATATTATGTACGTCGAAAGTGGTTTGTGTAAATTTTGCATTGTCAGCAACTGCATTGCGCGTGGCCGCGCTGAATTGCACCGGACCAGACTTATGTGGGTCCGCAACTACATCATCCCAAACCATGCGACGATCTGTAGGCACTGCTTTCCTGACTGGATGTAGACGCACAACACGCGTCACCCCATCCAGCTCTTTAAGCACCTCAGCATCAATCGCCTCACCACCATCACCAATCCATCCAGTCTGCCAAGGGGGCAGAGTATGGACGTAAGGAGCACCATTTCCTACGACGCGCATTGTTAGCACGTCTCTCTCCATCATCCATGTTGCCTCGTCGTAAAATCCCCCATACATATCATCAAAAGTATGTTCAACGGCGATAGCATCTACTACACACGGATCTGTCAAGATCTGATACGTACGCATAGGATCTAAGTAATAACCTGAATGCGTGAATAGGTAAGCACGATGCAAACCTTCATAACAGGTACAAACTTCGAAAGCGTGACGGCAGACGTGGGGGCGCGCATCCGGAGGAATGCGCCCAAAACGGGTATTATCACCGATATGAAGATTTGGCATGAGATATCTTCCTCTAATGCCTAAATGATCAAACGTGCGGTGGGGTGCCCCCCCTACGTCAATTATAATCGCTTCATCTGCGTTAGTCAGCAACTCCGTACAGGCAAATCGTTCGCACACGAATCTGTGGGCGGCCAACAAACCATGAGGATTGTAATGACCGCGGGGACCCACAGGACGCGTCCCGATAACCTGCTCCCACCTCTGAGCTTTTGCTGGTGACAGCGACGTGCCAACCCATTCATCATCTGGTTGGTCTTCAGCTCGTGTCGATTGCCGCGAAACGGATCGCGACGTTCTCGACGAAACTGTCGACTGCGCTTCGAGATCAGCGTCTCGTTGTTCAGCCTGGCGTCTCATTTGTAATGTACGAATACTAACGATGGACACTTATAACCTAGAACCTCTCACGCGAACGTAAAAGGCCAAAATCAGG